TATTTGTTTTATTACCTGTAAAATTAGCTGTATGTTCGTCAACAAATTGAACAAGTAAACGATCAGTAACAGAAGGCATTACAACAGTTGCTTTTGTTGCGTCCCAATTAGCTAACAAGTTAGAAGAAGGACCAGTAGATATACGGCCTCCATCGTCTTTAAATTTAATCAAATACGCATTTAATCCAGGTAGCAAAGGTACTTCTGCACTAGTAGCGTTTCCATCTTTTTCTAAAACAATAGTTGCATCAGCCCATCTAGCCGATCCACTTGTAGATTGTGCGATTAAAACTTTTCCACCAATTACTACATCTTTTTCAGTACTTTGATTCCATTGAAGTAGTCCTCTATCTTGATCTATAGGAGTCAAAGTAACACCAGTAACATCTGTTGGAGGTGCTGTTTTTCCTATTGCTGTATGCGTCTTTGTTATTGGATTAAATGACTTTATTCCTGAACCACTAATGCTATAAACCTCTATTTCGTACGTTCCAGCAACTACATCTAAAATTTCAATCTGTTTAGTTCTTTCGGCTAATCTTGTTTCCCAGTTATTGCTTTCATATCTATATCGAACATGAGCATTAGCAGTGTCATTTGTCCAAGAAACTATTATTTTTACTCTTGCATTTCCTAAATTTTCATAAATTATTTCGGTTGTTTCTATACCTGTAGGAGTAGTTGGAGCTACATCTAAATTTGTAACATCCCTTGTTGTTAAAGCTATCCCACTTTCGATATTATTGTATTTAGAGGAGTTATAAGAAACAGCGGTTACAGCATAATTAATACCATCTTGTTCCTCTACTGAGACAACACGCCAAGTAGAAGTTTGTATGCTTGAATTCTGGTAAACCCATAATGAATTAGCATTAGGAGCAGAAGAAAAACCAGAGGATAAATTAATAACACCTGAAGCAATACTACTTATAGATTTAGTTTCAACTGAACCATCTGGAAGGATAGCCGAAAGAGTAGGACTACTAGAAGCTGCTAAACCTGTTGCATCATCTACAGTAATAGCAGTTGTTGTTGCACTTTTTATTCTTCCTGATCTTCTAGAACCTGCTCTCATCTCATCGGCTATTTCTATTACTTGGCCTGGCCTACAGACAACACCTGCATCTATAGAAGTGACAAAGGAACAAGTTTCACGCTCATTATTTTCTGTATATATAAGCCACTTACCTAATCTCTGAGCTTGCGCTCTACTCGTACAAGCAAAAGCATCAATATTTCTAACTATTGATCCGTATTTAGCAATAGCAGCGGTGTCTTTTACTTCTTCATAACTGTAATCCCTTAATTCGTTATCAAAGTATCTAACAACAGCAACAGTAGCTCTGTTCTTTTGACTACTTGTTTGATATGTAAAACCTGGCTCTAAAACATTTGCAATACTAAATAAATAACTTGTATCTTGTGGTGAATCTTGTGTTAACGCAACAGAACCTGCTTGCCAATAAGCTTGCGCTCTAAATACGGAACATAATTGATTGATTACTGTATAAGCTTCTTGTGCTGTTTGTATATTTACATTGCAAGCAAAACGAGGCTCAGTTCCTCCAGCTCCATCACTAATTTGAGCACTAGAGTAAACACTAGCGGCATAAAAAGAAAACTTATCTAAATCAGACTCAGCTAAATAACCAGTATTAGTTGAACCAGTTCCATTTGTTGTGTCAACACCTAAACCATACCTGTAAGAAGTTAACAAATCATATAAAATCCAAGCTGGATCATTTGTTACTACCGCCGCACCTAACGTCCCGTTAAATGTGCCTGAATACTGAAGACTTCCATTAGATCTAACAGTTGCATTGTGAGGTATCTTAACTGTTTTGCCCTTAATTAAATATGTTCTCTTAGGAATACTTGAAAATTGTTCAGCATCAATTTTCATCCCAACTAAAGCACAGTTAGGATAAGTTCTTGCATCATAAATAATTTCTGTATAAGTATTCCATTGAAAAGCGTTCGTTAATTTTGGGTCGGTTGAATCATCTGTAATTCTTGTAACTTTAATATCTACAGGAAACGCACCATCTAGATTAATTAAATATTCTTTTTGATACAGATCACCTGTTCTACCTTTTATTTTCCCATCATCACCAGACACTTTAGTTTGAAAGCTTCCTAAATGATACTGAACAGCAATTTCTAAATCAATTTCACTCCCTTCTATATCACCATCATCAGTAATTTTCTGTAATTGTGGTACATCTATAGTTACTTTGACTGCATCAACATTTGAGTTAGTTATTGTTTTTGTTACAGGTGAATTTTTTGCAACCGTACTTGAACCTGTATTTTTAACTTGTGAAGTATTTTGAGTTAAAGGTATAACTGTTTGAGAAGATGTTCCAACCTTGTCTAAATAAGTAACATTCTTAAAATTTTCAGAGCCATCTGCATTTTGCAAAGGTGTATTGTTTAGGAAAATAGACTTTTTACCGTCTACTAAACCGCCTATTTCACCTTCTGAAAGAAGATCAAGAACACGACCAAATTGCGTAGATTCAAGATTATCTTTAGCGGTTGAGCCACCGCCACCGCCTCCTTTACCACCACCACCTGAACCAATAACAAAATTAGCCATGATTACACCTCAACTTGTACGGTTTCGATTGCTGCTGAAATAACAACAGAACCGACTAATACTTCCGAACCATAGACGATAGGAACAGCAACGCCCGCACGACTTGTGTTTTGAATACCACTAAAACTAAAACTCCGCCTTGGATCTTGTTCTGAAGAAGGTACAGAAGGAACAGGTGTTAGCATTCCAGCAACACCACTAAGAACTAAACCAATACCAATATTTCCTGCTATTGCATAAGCAGAAAAAGTACCAGCAGTTGCAGCACCAAAGCCAAGGCCACCACCAGCTCCAAACACAGCAGTTGAACCTGGAAGCATTACAGCAGCCGTAATCAAAGCAGCACCTAATATTATTTTTCCTAGATTACCTCCAGCTCCACCAACAACAGGAACAATAGAAATATCACTCTGTCCTGTTGGATAATGCAACTCTTCTTCTGATAAATCCCAACTTCCAGCCGACACTTTATATTGCTGGTCAAACATGTGTTTTTCTATCCCTTCAAAATTAACGCACAAGAATTTCATTACCTGAGCTACGTTATTTACTTCCGCTTCTAAAACACGCTCACCTACAAACTTAGCTAATTCGCCATATAGTTTTATTTTACGCAAGGTCATAACGAATCCTCTTTCCAATACATCTTAATAGCCATTCGTCTAATAAATCACGACTAGATAAACGATCTTGTAAATGATGCAAAAGCAACTGATCACCCAGATATAAACCAATATGGTTTAAGCCTTGAGATCGCATTTTCATTAATACTAAATCATTCTTCTGTAACTCTTCATCAGGTCTTAACTCTCTAAATCCTGTATCAACAAAGCAACGATCAAAACACGGATCTTTTATAAACTCATCTGAACTTATAGGTCTATCCCAATCCTTTAAATCTATATCTAATTTCTCTTTATAGTAATCACGGCATAAAGACCAGCAATCGTTAACACCCCATACCCATTTCCTACCTATCAAGGGTGCTGTATAGCCACATGGTTCGTACTCAACCCATTGCTCTAAGTTTGGTTGCACTACATACCATTTAAGTTTTGTCTTTTCACAAGCAACCTTATCTGCCATAGACAGTTCTGGTGAAGTTACTGGGTGACTATGGATAATGGCTGTTATTTCTCCTGTATCTTCTGCTTTTACCCAATCTTCTGGGTCAATGATAAACATGTCTTTTGGCTTGTCTGCCAAATTTTTACAGGGAAAATACTTTTTTTTTCCTTTAGTAACAACTAATAAACCACAAGATTCGTAAGGATCTTCTCCTTTTGCGTGAGCTAAAGCTTTATCTTTCCAAGTCATTAAGAATAGAACGATCCAATACCAGGAAATTCAGTAGGCAATACTTGTCTTTTAGGTAGTCGAACACCCATCACATCTATTTTTGCAGCTAGTTCAAACTCAACAATCTCTCTTGTTTCTACTGACTTACGATCAATTACATAAATTTCATCTGGGAACAAGGCAGAACTATCAGGAGTGTAAGGACTATTACCACCAGAAAAATTAACAGCGTCTAAATATCTAAGAAGCGTTCTTCTTCTTGTTACTTTTGCACCCTCTAACCCCATAGGTAGCGTTAAGAGTAATGTTGTGATTGTTCCTAAAATATTACTAATTCTAAGTTTTGGTCTTGGTAATTGCTTACCGTTGTACTCAAACCCCTCTGCTTCTATAGGCATTTTGGTATAGGCTTGACCAGCAAAAACAATACTTCCATTTGCATTTTGACTCGCTCCAGCATGAAAACGATATAC